GTTTCTAAATGGTTCATGATGTTTTTTCCTTTTGTTTACGTTTAGATTACTTAATGATTGTGAATAATGGGTAATATAAAGTGATAATTAAGAACATACCACTAAACATGAATAAGCTAAATGATAAACCTATCAAGCCTATTGATGCGATATAAATAGATAAAGGTAATGAGATAATAAAGATAATCATTGCGATTATAAGAGTAGTTGTATGGTTCATGATGTCACCTTTTGTTTACGTTTAGATTACTATTGTTTTCTTATTAAGAACCCTACCACGATATATATTTTTATGTCAAGCAATTTGAAAAAAACAGTATTACAAGGGTTCACGTCCGTGTTCCAATTATTTCAAATCGCATAGCATCGCATGGTTCAACGTATTGATCTAGAACCCTAATCATATCGCATCAATTTGTAATCAATACGTTTTCTCACAGAGGAAAAACTGGCCTATGCGCCCGGCAGCAATCGGGGGTGGCACGGGGGGATTCTAAATGTAGCTGGGGGCAGACATCACCTTACGAATCTTAGGCAATTTTTGAAGACGCGTATAGACACGTACAGAGGCGATAAGCATAACGGAGAGTAACACTCCGCATCATTGCTTAAAGTCTCTGTACGAGCCTTACAGACGCTCTTAACGTCTAGTTATGACTTACTATCAAAGCTAACTTTAGGATACTCATTCCACGGTAGTTGAAAGTGTGGCCCATCAGGAAAAGACTTCCATCCACCACCCCACTCAACGGGAATTCCTAACTCTTCAGACGCTGATTTGAAAGCGTCGTGTATCTTCTCGTACAATGGCATCTCCCATCGGGCGATACCGCCGACATACGCGAAGACATCTACTGCATGACCTGAGAGGTGTCTACTATTTAACGTAGTAGTGACCCCTTTAGCGAGATACTCTTTCTGAGTCTCTAGAGATCGTAGTCCTTCAGACACTCCAAAGTCTATTTCTGTAGTTTGGATCGCCCTATAGACAATCTTTACGAGATCGGTGTGTACTCCTATGAGTTTGTCACATGATCGGTCACTTAGTTGGTACATTACTTCTCCCTATTATTTCTAACGCTCTTACGTAGATCATTCCTATCATATATGTCTCCTTCTGGTTATAAACTAGTGCGATCAGACATCCATACTTCCGTATGAACCCCATCTCTACTGCGACCACGTAGTCCAAGCTTACCGCCTGACTCGTGCCAATTCACAAAGTCTTCCATTTCTTCGTCAAGACGTTGTTGAACCACTCCACGTGCAGCCTCATGTACATCCTGACCCATAGATCGCTGATAATGAGCAACTGCTCCAGCTAATGCATCTAATCGGTCATCGTGTTTTAACGATCCCCGGTCTCTGGTGACGTGGGATAGTTGATATAGTAGAGAGAATCGATGATCTTCAGCGCGTGACTCACGTCTCGCTAAGTCCTCATCGATAACTAAACGATGTTGAGCCATTACGGGTTCTAATGTGTCAATGATACGTAGTTCCTTTTGACCTTTCGCCCATTCCGATTCCTTAACAGTACAACCACCCGCCCATACTTTAGATAAGATAGGTTGAAACGCGGTAACCCACATGCCTTGTCCAAAGTTCGGCTCGACTTCAATGGTCTGTACGTCATACTTCTTAGCATCTAAAGCAATCTGTGTCATAGCTTGCGCCGGGTCGGCAGCAAAGCCACCAACGTGCAGTAGATACATGATACCGTTCAGTACACCAAGGATTGCCCATGCCGTTTCATCAGCACCGCGACCCGCTGGATCAACAAAGAGGACTTTTGACTCATACTTTTCCCATTCGCTATCTAAAAAGAGCGGACGTAAGAAGTGATCGCCGGAGAACCCTAAGTTTGGTATGTCTTTGACGTAGTTGTTCTTGTCGTTGTGTCTTCCCCATTGCACAGTTAGTGGTGCTTTTAATGGATTGCATGACATAACGATCAGGTCGTGTTGTTTCAATGGGTAACGCTCTGCATCACTCAACGATGTATCCAACATGTACTGCAACGCGAACGATGCTCGACCTTTAGATTCAATTTTCAGTAACTCTTGCTCACCAAAACGACTGTCAGTAGTTTGACCATAGGACGTTTCCTCTTTGTCAAACATTTGACGTAAGTATGGTGCAAGAATGTTCACCTCTTCACCCGTTTGAGTGTCGGTGATTATGTAATTCTTTAACTTATCAACGGTGGGATATCTAACCGGTATTGTAAAACACCTAAAGCCCATCTCTGATACTAGTTTGTTGTACACAGACTCTTCCGTCTGTGGTGTTCCTAAGAGAATAATGTCTCCCTTACCATGTTCTGTTTTAGTAATAGGTACAAAGTCAGACTGAATGATACGTACAATCCTACTACGTGCCTCTTCAGTTAAACTATTACGTTCAACTTCGATATCATCCGCAACTAATAGAGTCGCACGTGATCCCGTGATCTGCCCGGTGATACCTCTGGCTGCTACACTATATGATTGTGACAATGAACCACCGGCTACATCGAATTGATCAGCCATGTCACGTCGTGTTGCTCCGGACTCACGTTTACCATCCAACAACCATTGGACAATCTCCATAGATTCTAAGATACCTTTGGTCTGAGCAACGAACTCTTTAGCTTTAGAACCCGTAGCAGACACAACGAGTATCTTCTCGTCCCTAGGATTACGCATTAGACGCCATATAGCGTACGCTGACGTGATGTAAGACTTACCTAGTGAACGGAAACACCTAATGATGTCTTCACGTGGCTGGTAAGGGTCTATGGTCTTCTTATCTTCTGATGTATCTACACCGAATTGTAGTCGATGTGCTATTTGATATTGTGCCGGAGTCGGGTCAGGTAGACCTAGATGTTTCCATGCGATAAACAAGAAGTTTCTAAAGTCTTCAAATGCCCCATGAACTTCTACCGGGAACGTTTGTACCCAATGAGGTTCTCCCTCTAACATTAAAGGTTTTAACATATCGTCTCCTATACGTATAGTATATACAAAGGGGGGGTCTGGGCATAAGCACCCTCTAATTGGTCGGAGATGCTGGATTCGAACCAACGACCCTTCGCTCCCAAAGCGAATGCGCTACCAGACTGCGCCAATCTCCGTTTTGGTGCGCCCGAAGAGATTCGAACTCCTGACATCTAGTTTCGTAGACTAGCACTCTATCCGGCTGAGTTACGGGCGCATTGTTTAAGTGTATTGGCGTTTGCCTATCCGTAAATAACCTTCGATGCTTGTCTTAGGGTCAGGAGCGTCTGATTGCAACATACTTGCTGCACTATCAATTTTCATTTTTGTTTTCATCTTTTTCTTTTTCTGCTGAGAAATTTGTTTTGCAGTTAAAAGTAAATCACTTTTTGCTTTAGCTGCAGCCTCAACTTTAAGTGGATCAGTTGGTCGCCTCATTGTGTTAGGCGTTGATTGAGAATTTGCTAATCCAGATGTTATTGCCATTTATCATTCTCCTTTGTCGGTACTTCAAAAGGCATCACCTTTCCATATTTTTCCAAGCTTGCTGAAATTTTCTTAGCGGTTGGGAGGTCTTCAACTTCTTCAAACGGTGGAAATGTTTTTAAGAAATTAGTTACTGCGGACACCATTGATGGCGATAGTTCATCATCATTGATAATAATTTTTTTTAGACGTTTGTATAACTCGTCTCTTAATTCAGCGGTATCTTTCATTTTAATACCCTTTTTTCTTTGTAGTTGGTTTTGATTTACTTGCTTTTGCTTTTGCAATTTTAGCTTGGGCTTTCCCTTTTGGCGTATAAGGATACGCTTTACTTCCCACTTTTGGCATCTTGATTTCTCCTATAAACAATATTAATTGCGGTATTCATAAACACGGCAATCATGGTTAATGTCTGCATAAACAGACCAATGATTCCAATTACTTCTAAATCCATTCGACTTCAACTTACTCCTTTAGTTTTAATTTCGCCATACAATTTTTGCCATTCTTTAGTGGTGTCTTTGTTGTACGCGTCTTTGATCTGCTGGATAGTCCGAAAACACCCTAGGCATATCCCTTGGTCGTTGAGACGACAAATGCCTACACAAGGTGTGTTCATCTATGCCCCCTTTTTTTTCTTCGGGAAACCCGCTTTCATATTTGAATAAGCCTTCTTAGTAACTGTTGACTTTGCTTTAGTACGAGATGTCCCCGCCTTCTTTCGTGCATTAATATTTTTATAAAGACTCATACTTATCCCTTTTTTCTTGGTTTACAATACGCGGTTATTTGTAAATTTGCACCTTCTTTTTGTGGTATAGAAGGTTGTTTATTTAATCGTTCAGCAAAGTACAAACATCTATCGATGTCTTCAAAAGTTTGTGTTTGATCTATGACACGTAATCCCATCATAAACACAAGCACAAATTCAATCATTACCCTTTCCTTCCAAACATTTTAGTTGCACCTTTGATTCCAAACGATGCAGAAACAATTACTCCTAAAGTATATTTATACCAATCAGGAGTTAATGCCAAAGCTTGGAAGCCTCTCTCAACGTACTCAACAGTAAAAGGAATAAAGCATAGTAAAAGTGGAATGCTGAACAAAATTGTTAAATATTCGTCCTTCCAACTTTCGCGAGAACCTTTAACGGCTTCCACGTCCCAAGCAATCTCCCCGGTAATTTGTTTTTCCATGACAGAAGTTTCAGCTTCAATCTTCACCAAAGCTTGTTTAGCTTTAGCTTTCTTAGTGTCTACGTAGCCCTCAATGGCACTACTTGCGACACCGAATAAACCTTTCAGTACTAAGCCAATCATATCGTCTCCTTAAATATATTGAGTTTTATACCAGACGATGCCCATAAACCCAGCACCACACACAACCGTAAGGACTAAAACCCATAGAATAATTTGACAAATTGTGTCAACCATCTTGTCGTGTTCTCGTTGTGCTTTTTTTAAAGCAGTCACTCGCGCAACTCTAGCTTCAGCTTGGAATCGAACCCAATCTTGCCAAAGACCGGGGCGTCCGGTGTAAATCATTGCTTCTTTTAACTCTGTTTCATGTTGATTTATTTTCTCTAGGGCCATAAACTCCTCCAGATCATTTCCATCCTTACCGCCAACCCTTGACCAAAATGAATTCTTTTTCCGATTACCTTTTTGTGCTAGTGCATCTTTGGCATTGACGAACTCACCGACTGCTTTTCCACAATCGATGAGTTCTTTACCATTTGAGAGGGCGCGTTTAATGATAGAAAAAGCCGCGTTAGCCGCCGCTAGTTCTACTAACATTTTTGCTCCCTATGTTTAGACGATTTTACTTACGATAACAAATGTCAGCGCGATAAACGCAAGAGTACTCCCCATGATCATAGCTTCGAGACGCCACAAACGTTTATCAAGTGCGGTCAATTTGTCTTCGACGGATTGATATCGGATGGCACATTCTTTTTCATGTGCCTCCAATTCTAATTGCACTTTAAGTTGTGCAGTCTGTTCTTGAGATAGCTTCATATACACCCCTTAAAATGCGATTGGCATAAGTGTAGTTGAATACTCATCATCATCATCAGGTAACTGAGATTCACCAGCGTATCCACAACCATACATCGTGCCGTCGGTCATTTTGACAAACAGACCGCCTTCAGAACCAGAGCCAACTACATAGAAACTTTCCGCTTTCTTACGATGCATTAATACGGGTGTAAACCAATACGTCGTGCTAGAGGTATTTCCTTGTGCTAGTTGTCCGTTACCGCCATACCCGACAGAGTGCATTGAGCCATCTGCAAGTAACACAATGGTGAATCCATACGATCCCGCCCCACCATTTTGAAAATCTACAATTGGAGAACGTCCCGCCAAACCAAATGATTCTAATTCAGCAGTCACATCGTTTCCATTAGGATCAGCAAAACATTCAGTAAATCCGGTACGTTGTGTTGTATCAGCGCCTACACCTAATTGACCATAGCCATTGTAGCCGGTTGCCCACAATGTGCCATCAAGTTTAAGAGCAAACGTGTTGTTATAGTCAGGATTTCTCATCCAAACTTTTGACACATTAGAAAGAACAAGAGTCGGTGTATATTGGTTAGTTGTGCCACCATAGCCAAGATTACCATAACCATTGTAACCCCATGTGTATAAGTTATTAGCATCATCAATAGCGTATGAAAGACCTGATGTACTACATCCCGTTCCTATGTCTCTTATTGTGATACCATTATCGTAGAAATAACTAATCAACGTGGCGGTACTCAAGTTAGTAGTATTTCCTTGTCCTAGTTGACCCGTGTTGTTATAACCCCAAGAATAAACATTACCATCACTTTTAAGAGCCAAGAGATGACTATGTTGGCAATCACTTTTAGCAATTTTAGTAATACTTGTTAGTCCACTTACTTGAACAAAGCGATATGAATTTGTAGTATTCCCATTTCCAATTTGACCATAAGCATTATAACCCGCGGCGTGGACTGTACCGTCACTACACAACACATGATTTGACATGTAATTTCGATTACCACCAGCTGCTGCGTATTGTGTGACTATCTTACCGTTAATGGAGTTAGCTGACTCTCCTGAACAATAGTATGGAACATGTGTGTCCGTGACATTACCACGACCAACCTCTCCGTAGTCGTTCTGACCCCAAGCCCAGAAGCCACCATCTTCATCAATAGAGACTGATCCGTGATCATACATACCACAAATGTAAGTCATCTTTTTTGAGCCAAATGGGAAAGCAACTGCCGTAGGATAACTTCTATCATAGATGTCTACACCACGTCCCGGACACCAGTTTTCACCACGTCCCCAAAACCTGATACTTCCGTCGTCCATAAGGGCATTACCTTTACGGTACATTACATTAGACAATGGGTCTTGATGCCCAATCACCCGCATTCCGGCTCGACTATCACTAGTTCCCCAATATGGAAACCCATTTGTATCAATCTTTAAAACATCTCCGGGCGCACCTGAACTTAATGAAGTCAATGATGTGCCATTATAATATATAAGATCACCGGGATTATTAGTTATATTGTCAACACCTTGAGCCATCAACGCCCAACCCGTGCCATAAGCTACGGTCGAGGATGTGTACTTTACGTTTGCGCGTCCACCCATTGCAGCGTGAGAAGCACAATAATAAAACAAAGTGTTAGGAGTAGTGGCGCTTGTTACAATTGTAACTGTTGCCCCGATATTACCAGCCGTTCCCGACGATGTAACACCGGTCACATACGCCACACCACTTCCATGTGTTCCATCAGCCGTAATAGAGAAAGCTAAAGGGTGTCCGGTCATAGTCGAATCAGCAACATTAAACACATAAGTTCCACCTTTTAACAGATGTAATGTGTCTTGTTGTGTTCCGTCTACAAATAATTTATTATCACCACCAACTACACCGACAGTTAGAACGTGGTTTGTTGTCGTCGCAACCAATGTCCCCGTTACAGTTGAAGGGTTGACGCCGGTAGTCGCATCAGTATCACACACATATGTGCTTGAGTTATACGAGACTACATCTTGTTTATTATACGTTGTAGCGGGGGCGTAAACACCCTTCCAGCTAAACGCTACTTTACCTAGTGAAATTGTTGCCATTATTTATTTCCTTAAAATTTAACGGGTGAGGGGGTTGTGCCATACTCTTGCTCATCTTCACGACCAAGTTGACCATAATTATCGTAGCCGGTTGAATAGACGTTTCCATCGTATCCTAAACCATACCAAGTGTTGTAGCTTGAGGCTTGTTGACAGTAGCCACCAACGACCCATTCTTTAATGGGTTTATTAAGTCTCATCAAGGTGTCATACTCACTACCTCTATAACCACTTAAAATAGTACCGTTGCCACCCACTCCCGTCAGGTTATAACCTCCGACCATGAATGATCCGTTAGTCTTTTCGACCATCCAAAAACGACCATAATTAATACCTTGTGTTACAAAATATTTATTATTGTAACCAAATTCGGTTAAGCGTGTCCAGACGTTGGCTATTGAACCGACCGCTGCGGCAGTCCCGCCCGTTCCCGTTCCCGTCATGTATCCCATGTACCACATTGAGCCATCATTTTTAATGCCCATCATGGTTGAATAGTTACCGTTCCAACAACGTATTTGCTTCCAATTGTTTCCATTTGCACGTCCATCGGCAATCATACCACCGGGATGATAAACCTTTGGGGTGACGCCGTATCCACCTTCATTACCGCCCCAATGCATTATTTCGCCGTTTTCAAATAATATAACGGCGGTGCGATATTCACCCGTTCCAGACCCGTGAAAGTAAGAACCATGAAACACAAAATCTTTTGCGGGGTATACGGCAGTTTGTGAAATTAAAGTATGTTTAGCGGATCGCCAATCAGCCACGGGGTATACGTAATTACCCGCGCTATTGTATTCACCACAAATATACATTTTACCGGTCGCGTCTTTCAACACAGTTACCATGTAATCACCACCAGCTAAATAAGCTCTAACCATCGGCACTTCCGCTGATTTAACCATCAATGTGGGAGTAGTGATGTTGTAGTCCCCACTATTATTTGTTTGAGTCCCAGCACAAGATTGTCTATTTTTACCCGTATAATACATTCGACCATCGTCGGTTCTAAAAACTGTAGAATAGGCGGCGGCTTCACCATTGTTCGTATAAACATCAGTTACTTTTGCATCAGCGGGAAGGTCACCTTGTCCATTAATTAGAACCGGAGTCCATTGATTTGTTGTTCCATTGCGACCAATTTGTCCAAAGTTGTTATAACCCCAACCCCAGACTTTACCTAAATGATCAATCGCATGGCAATGGTGTCCTCTTGGATATACATCCACAATACGCCCAGCACCAGCGGGGAAATGAATTTGAGTCGGTCTGTTAGTGTTCTGATCTGCCCGTGTTTTACCACCAAGTGCGCCATAAATTGTACGCCCAACTCCCATAACTGTACCATCAGACATAATAAAATACATATTTTGATAACACCCCGTACCAGAGTTGTCTGCATAGTCCATTTTAGGAAGCTTTGCGACACCTACACGACGAGGGTTGTCGGTTGGGAAAGCAAACTCAGGCGTCCCAAGACCGTTAATTTCAAGAGTTTGGTCTACAATACCAGACACTACTGTCGTGTCATCGGGCGTAAGTATCTCACCTTTTGCCGTACCGTTTTGTTGATCTTCTACATGTTTAACCCACGTAGTTCCGTTGTAAGCGTACATCCCCCCGTCCTTACGAGTAACGTCTCCGTCAACGTAGGTCGTGGTGGAAGAATACTCACCCTTCCAACGGTAGCCGATCTTTGTATAGTCAATTTGCATAATCGTCTCCTTTAGATGGTGTATGCTAAGTTATTAGAAGTATCCACACCAAATGCGATATTCTCACCAAGTGTCCAAGTTTTATAATCATTTACGTCAGCGTCAATCACACCATAATCTACTATGATTTCTTGACCACTTGTTGACATTTTAAGTCCAAAGAATTGAGGAACTGCTACAGAGTTAACAAGATCATAGCCCGTCCCCGCACTATTAATTTTTAAGAAATAATTAGCAGTTAATGTTCCCGGAAGTCCAGCAACAGACAGAGCCGCTTCTGCCGCGACTTGTGCCGCTTCCGCAGCAACTTTTGCAGCTTCAGCCGCAACTTTGTCCGCAGTAGCACCTGACGAATCACTCGCGTATCCTTCAGCTAGTGTAGCTTGAGCAGTTGCAATAACTGCTTGAGCGGTTGCAGTTGATACTTGTGTGGCAGTAGCAGAGAGAACGTATGATTTATTAGCAGCGTCGGTGTCGTCCACCGGGGTTGCCAAGTTAATAATACGAGATGTACCAGCGTCCCAATTGTTAGCAGAGTTACGAGCCATCGCAACTTCTTTAATGTCGTTCGCTTCTTGTGCTAGGTAAAATCCTTGCAAACTATCTTGGTCGAGAATCTCTTCAGAAAGAACTGATCCCGTCTGATAATCCACAAGTCGTGTTCCCGGAGAAGTCTCACGTTGGAACACCATTGAATCACCAATAGCGGCGGGTGTGGTTAGAATGATTCGACTAGATAAAGAAGCGTCAAATTGATAGTCACCTACTACCGAAGCAGTAGATTGTGATAATAGTGTACCGTTTTTATAAACGAGAACGTGACCTTGAGCAATGTACGGGAAGGGGATATCGAAGTGCGTCGCATCAGTTCCCGCCAAGCTAGTCACCGCAACCACTTCACGTGCAAAAGCTGTCATTATAATTTCCTTATAAGTAGAAGAGGGGGCGCGATGACCCCCTCATTGTTAGTTTTCATTACCCATCGCAACATTTGCAAGTTGGTAATACAATTTAAATGGCATCAACTTAATCAAGTTATCTTGCATAGCATCAGTATCTCCTCGAACAGAAGCATCTTTCATGTCCATAAGGTCTTGAAGTAGACCCCCGGTTGGGCCACCTACTAACGAGAATCTGTTACGCTCACTTGAGTAACGCGATCCAACTCCACCACCCATTATGTTTAATTCTTTGGTGATTTGAGCCATAGGTGTCGAGAGCCACATTAAGAATCCTGAACGATCCATAATGTCATAACCCCATTCTGCGGGAGTTCTGTCTTTAATTTCACCTTTACGTTTAAGATCAGTTGCTGCCACAACGGTGTAGCCTAGTAACGCTTGTATATTGAGTGTCATGAAAGCGTGTAAATCTCCGTATGTTGCCATACGTTGAAATGCCGGTAACATGTATTTTGTCATTGAGACAAACCCATATGTCTGAAACTGTAGTAGAGCCTTACCGAATCCACGAGACATAAAGAAAGGAGTATCTCCCTTACTTGGTGTCATAATAGCACGTGTAGCGGTGTGATCTAATGCAGTAAACACGGCATCATAAGCCCGTTGACCCTCAAGCCCCTCATTTAACCACCTCCCCATTCCAAGTTCATAAACACCTTGATCCAATTCTGGTGGGTGTTTGCTCATCATTTTCTGGATTGATCTTGCTTCATCTCTACCTATACCCAAAGATGCAAGTTCTGCAATCTGTTGTTCCGCAGAGCCGCCTTTTTGGGCAGAAGCCGTGTCAAAAAGTTTACTATAGTTTTTCATCTTAGCGACAAGATTATGTTGCATCTCCATCATAGCTAAAGCTTTCATACGAGTGTTCCACCAGCGCATCCCAGATACCACGTTTGTAGTCTCTGTTAGACCTCCCAAGCTACGATCTATAATACTTGTACTGTAGTGTTTCAATGTGCCTTGATCGCCAATGCCTACCTTTGATCCTAAATCTTCAACACCCATCATTTTCATGTTGGAACTTGAAGACATTAATCTTTCACTATAGATAGCAATTCTAGAAATCTCTGGGCTTCTTAGACCAGCTAGTGCTTTGTTTGATTGCTTAAAGTTTTTCGCAGCAAACGTTCCCCAACCTGACACAAAAAGAACGTTGGATGCATCAGTTAGTGATGGTATGATAAACCCTGATCCGTAACGAACGTAGTTAAAAGAACGTGCAGTTTTACCCATCCAAGAAAGCCAACCTTCAGGGTCTATCGGTTTACCGTATTGTCCTAGAAGATTTAGAATACCATTTTCAATATCTGATTTAGCTTCATCCGCTTTCTTCTGTATCTTATCTCGTTGTATTTTAGATTTACCAGATTTAAGAAGATCAAAATCGCCTTGGACTTCTGCCTTCAAATCTTCAACAATATCTTTTTCAGACTTATGTCCAAACGTGTCTCTTAGAGCCATACGTGGTGATAAATCTTCAGCACTTCTTCGCATAGCTGACATCAGGTCATCATCTAGGATACCTAAACGATAAGCCTCAAGACGTTGTTCATTAGTAAGAACGATTTGACGTTTCTTAGTTCTACCAGAGGCAGCAATAAGTTCTCCGTCCCAGCCACCAAATGGATCACGCTTTCCGTCTGATAGTTTTCCTACTAATTCTTCAATGTAGGTGTAAAGTGGAGATCGATTTGCTTGTCTTTTGTAATCTTTCTTTGCTTTCTTAGCACCTCGTTTGCTTTGTCCAGCTTCTTTATTTTTAAGTTTAAGTTCATCCGATAAAATTTTTCTATTTTTTGTAACACTAGCTTTAGCCATTTTAGCTGCGGCTAGAGCCACACCAACTTTTTCCAATTGTGGATCAAGTCTAGCTAGTGTGCTATCAATTTTAGAAAGACGTTTATTATGGTTGTTCAAACGTTCACGAAGAGTCGCAAGACGTCGCGAAGATACCGGAAGTTTTGCCGCTTTCTCAACCGCTTCTCCCAATGCATCTTCACCTGATCTGGCAAGTTCGTTGTCAGCTTTAGTGACCATTGTTCGGGAATCAGCAATGTCAGCTTTAGACGCCAACACACCTTCACCCTCGACCATCTTCATCAAAGCTTCAGCTTCTTTAACCTCTGTGATTCGTTTCTTTTTGATACCACTAGTTCTAGAAGATATCTCATGGTATTGATTCATCCGGGTAATAAGTTCTGCTTCAGCTTCTTTCAATTCAGTCTGAGTACGTTGTTTTTCTAACTGTACTTTTTCTTTTTCTAAAGTGATTGCATCACGTTGTCCTTGTCGATACTTAATAATCTTCTCGACTTCAGCAACAGTTGCATTTTTAATGTCGGTGTTGTTTTTACGTAAGTCTCTTGCCGCTAAAACCGCGGCTCTACGTGCTTCATATAATTTTTCTTCAGCTAGAGAAAGTTTTAATTCCGCTTGTGCTTCTAAACTTCGATCAACATTACCAGACCAATCTTCCAGAACTTCTTGTTTTTTCTCAAAGCCCTTATCAATATCATATTTAACTTCTTTGACATTTTTACCAGCTATTATTTGGTCACCTTTAATAGTAACTTCTTCTTTACCTAATTTATTAAACTGATCTTCAGTCATTAAATGATTTTCAAGAAGAAATTCATCACTTGGCTTCTTAGCAAAAACGCTATGAAAGAATGCAAGTGATTCTGTACGATTCCCTTTAATAGCTTTACTACTCCAAAGTTGCGCCATGACGTAATCTTGGTCGCCTCTAGTAGCCATACCAAGACCTTCAAGTAAATCTATTTGAGCGTCGTGATAAGCCCTAGTATCATCTGCAAGCTTTCGAGCGTTTCGCTCAATAACTAGCCAACCATCATCACCGAATCGTGTTTTAAATCCCGCAATCATTTCGTCAGTTAAATTATTAAAATTCATTTCACGGGCAATTGCGATAAATTCAGCATCGTCAAAATTAGTCCCACTACCGCGCTCGACCGGTTGCTTTTTACCAGATTGGTTTTTACCTTTTAATATGTCTTTTCCTAATTGACTAGCGCGAGTAGCAGTCTCAGATGCTCTCTGTCCAACGCTTGAGAATGTCTTACCTTTTAACTCAGCCAAATCTATACGAGTCTGAATAATAGTGTCTTTTGCTCTAAGGGCTACTTGCTCATGACTATCTAATAGACGTTTAGTTTTATCTTCAATAGATGCTTCAGCTTTACCAAATTGCATATGATTCAATAAGATACCACCGGTATCATAAAGTTTAGCGGTAATCAAAGCCATCTTACCAGAAGCACTTGTAAGTCCTCTAATCAACGGACTTGTTCCACCAATATATCTATTCTGTAAAACTTTAACACCACCTCGACCTAAAGCTTTAACGCCAGAACGTAATGCGCCTTGTGCCATAAGTGCAGACGGTTTGACGATTCTACCAGCTTCAGCAGCGCTTTTAGTTGCCATCGCACCTACAGAACGAGCAACCGGATTTTCAGCTACTACTTCAAATGTGGCTTTACCGCCTTTAAAGATTGGTTTTAATACTGCACTATTTGCAAGTCCGCTACCAAAATTAGCAACACCCATGTATACGGGGTTTTCAGGATTCATCCAATGATTAGGATTTGACACATGTAGTGAACTGAGTGGGTCACGGGCAGCTTTCCAGATACCTACACCACCTCCTAGCACACCACCAGCCGCAAGGTTTATCCCGGCTTCCATTGCAGTACGTAAGTCTTGTCGCATCTGTAGTGCGCCTTCTTGCACTCCTTGGGCAATCATCCCGTTCAACATGTACGTCCCGATTTTCTTTGCAGTTCCCGCCTTTTTAATTACGTTTACGCCCGGTACAAGTGTTGAAACATCTATAAAAGAAGCTAGACCTCCAACCAACATCCCCATAAAACTACCACCATGTAGTTCATTACGGGCTTTTTGCATTTGACGAAGACGGTTTACGCGGTCATCAAATTGATTTGGGCCTTGAACATCGTCAAACATTCCATTACGAATCCAGACTTCTGCATCTCTTAGTTCATCTTTCGCCTTATCAAAATATTTGTAAGGGTTGAATCTATTTTCAGAATCATAGAATAGTTTTAACTCTGGTGTAACCACGTCGTCGGTATTATAGGGACGGGCATACTTATCTTTAATAAACATACCATATCGAAGAGAATCACCAATTATAGTTTCTTGCATGTACGTTTCGTATCCGGTAGCGAAGAATCCAAGTGGTTCGATAACTTGCTCTGTGGAGTAATACGGTATAGATAAATGCTTAACTGTGTCTGTGTAGTTAGACATGCGATTTTGGTCTTCTACATCAACATCAGCGTTTAATGGTGTTGCACCATAGGTATATTCTTCAGCCATTCTTATTTACTCCCTAGGTTAACTCTGAATCCAAACTTCGCCGTTTCCCCTTCATCTCCAAATAATGATCTAAACCATCGATAGTAATATTTTTCATCTTGTTCCCCATCAGGTAGATCACGAGTTAAGTTCTTTTTAAAATTATAATCATCCATTTCTTTATTATCATTCCCAACAATAAGACTTCCATATTCGTCTCTAGTAAAAGTAAATTGACCAATAGTCATTAAAGCTTCCAGACGTGGGTCACGAAAATCACTTGCCATTCCCGCAAGAGCCGAAACAAAACCAAACATTCCCCCATACGCAGCGTCATGAAGTTTTGAAGCGTTAGGGCGTTCTACAGTCATTCCTTTCTTTCTTAAAAGTGCTGGAAGTTTATAAAGTCCTCGCTTGAAGTTAACCATTTCAGATGCATACATTCCGTTGACATCCATCTCTCCAAACAATTCATCCCAATCTTCGTACTGACAAGATTTTTTACCTTTAGATTCGCAGAACTCTGCCATCTGTGTAAGAACGTCTTGGGCTTCAGGACTAAAGAAACTAGCACCATAAGTTTGTTTTCCAGCGGGACTCCAATTTTTTGTAGAACCTTCCCCAAGAAAAGGATCTAAAATTAGACTACTAGCTTTTTTAATCAAGCCTTCAGTCCCCCAGATCATGACCGCACGAACGGGGGCGGGGATGTAATGGTCAGGGGATATACCCCATAAAAATTTATCGACTTTAGATAATGGCACATCAATACCCGGTCTTCCAAACATCTTTTCAATGGACGCGTTAGTCTCTCGTTTTTCCTTAACCTCTTCCGGCATTGTGGGAGGTACGGGAAATTCTGAAGCTGGTTCAATTTCTTCTAAAGGTGTTTCTTCTATCTCGAAAGAAAACTTTTCCGCTAGTAATGATAGTTTATCTATAATTGTATCAGTAACTCCTATAGGTGGTGTTACAGACATTTTAACTTTTGCAAAAGGTTTCAGATCACCCGCTTGCGCTGATGAAATTCCAAGTAGTGATGCAAAATTAAATGAGTCACTTTTTCGGTAGTCTTGTCCTTTTACAATATTAGCTACTTCTTCATTATTACCAAAGAATTGATCATGTTCTCTTTTACGTCTTGCATCTAAGGCTGATAGTTTATTACCATTACTTAGGTTAAGTATCTCATAACTGACGGACGCTGCGTCTCCTTTTTTAAGGTGATCAACAAGATTTGGGCCAATAAGGGCGGGTGAATTGTAAGCCATAGATACAAGAGCGATACGTTGACTAGCATTTAAGGGTACTCCTTCTAATCTATCTTGTACAATTTTCTCAGACTCTTGAACTTTATAATCAAACAATCGACGTGACTGCGCCTCATCTAAATTGATTTCACCAGCTAGAAGTTTTTTATATTTTTCAGGACTGAACCCTAAGACGTCTTGTACAATTTTAGGGTTAGCTTCAAGATTAGTCCCATACCCCACATGTTTAATACCCTCGACCATGTGGACTCTACCGTTGTAACCTTCTTCTGTGGTGATGAATTGAAAACGATTTTCACTATACTCACCGGGCTTCCCAAGACTCGCTGGGCCACTATAAGAAAGCGAGGAGTTAAAAATATTATCATACACATCGGTAGGATTACTTTGGTCAAACTTTTTATAGTGTGCGGGAACTGTGACGTTCTCCGTTGGGGGTAATTTACCGTCAACAACAAGATCATTGTGTAGAGTTTCATATCCCACTTTTAACTCTTCTTCTAATTCTGGCATAATCTACTCCTAATTTTGTGGTTTACCGTTTTGAATAAACTTTAACAACATCTCGTTGCTTATAGTTTTCTTATCTTCGTTTTGAAAATGTGGTTGAACTCCTAACTCGTAAGATTGAATTTTCCCGCCAACGGCTGAGTATACCGGCATTAAAATAATATAGGGGTTAATATACTTTTGTGCTAGGATTAAGTCTTGTGAATACACCCCGGTAAATTTTACAGTACCTTCCGATTGCCATTCAGTCCAACCAAAATTACCACCATACGTTCCATCTTCTTTTATTTTTGAAACTTCTTTTACCGGAATATCTACATTTGTAGACAAACTAATAGGAACACTAGAATTAACTGAATCATAAATTGCAAAACCATGAATGTAATCTGGTGTCATCTCCTTTTCAAAACCATTTAACACGTTACCCGTTGGGAACATAGCTTTAATTCTAAAGTTCTTATGTGGACGGATCATAATGTCCCCACCAATCGAAAGACCGGGAAACCCTTCTGTAATATTTGTAGCTACTTCTTGCATATTCATGATGACGTCTTCAGTTCCACCAGAACCATTCCTGACATTATTACCAATAGGAACTCTTGTGTTTGTTGTATTACTATGCATCACTAGACCCGGCTCTTGTATTGAGGCTTGTCCATTCATAAACACTATTTGGTCTTTTAGTTTAAGTTTAATTTGCTCTGTGATTATTGCTCGATTTTTATTAGAGTCAGTTTGATTCCATGTACCATTCACTTTCATATCTAATATGATAGGCTCTATGTATCCTTCAATTCTGGCGGATAGCCTTGATGAAATTGGCATATCGCTAAAACTAAAGAACCCGCCTTCACCAACCATACCTTCCACTTCATCGGATAAAGTTTCAGCCATCCACTTCTGAAACATAATCTGACGCTCATTTTTAGAATTGTAATCGTCTTTATCATTAGACACTTCACTAGCGTAAAATGCCGGTAGCCATCCGCCTTTATCATCCATTTCTTTTTTCATTTGGGCAATTTTGGCGGCATCGATAGTTGGGTCAATATTTGAATTAGCGTTTTTTATTACACCAGCAAGCGATGCTTGAAATTCTACGTCACCTTTAAATAGTCCATCTTTCATCTCTGAAAGGTCTTCTGATGGATCAATTTGTTTTAGAAAGTCAAGTGACGCCCTTCTTATATTTTTATCATTTGACAGAAGACCACTTTTAATTTTCCCTTTTAGGTCATCCCCAATTACATCTACACCATAACGCTTAATAGCCCCTCGAACAACTTGTGCAAAAGCTACGGAGGATTCATCTCCTTGATAAAAATCCGTAGTCGGACTTAGAGACATTGTAGCAAGGGTTGTTTTAGCATCATCATAAGTTAAACTACCAGACTTACCGCTAATACCGTTTTGGATAAGGTTGGATCGATTGACTTTAAATGTAGCAGCTTTTATTAGATGTTTATTTATACTCGATCTAAGCGCCTTTATTTGTGGGGTAGTAACACCATTTGTTGATGCTAACTTTAAATAACCGCCCTCCTCATCTTTCATAAACTTTTGTAGTGCGCTAGTCATAGCGTCTGGATCGTTTTCGGTTGCTGCAACTATTTGATTAATCTTAGAAGTAGCTAGAGTAACCGCATCTGATCCTTGTTGGGTCATGTAAGATTGGTTTTCTTTATTTATTGTTTTTAACAATTCCGACACTTGTGATGGAAAACGTTCTTTGAGAGATTGCATTCTTGCCCCCTCATCCATCGCACCACTATCGTCCGTAGTTGGGAATATACCCTTATTTAGAAACACTCGAAATCGTTTTAGAGCGTTTGGGTTTAATCTCGCACCTTTAACCATTGCCGAAAGAACACGTGCTGATACTGCACCATTAGTTTGTCCCGGCATGATTGATTTCATCTTCGCCATACTTTGAGTATAAGCATTATGTAGATCACTCTCCGTTTCAAAAGATGTAACTACGCCATCAGTAATTTGAGTTTCTATTACCGCTCTATTTCTTTTTATAACTTCAATTTGTTTTTCAGCACTTAGTTTAACAATATTTTTTTGGAAAGCCGCTTGAGCGTGTAGATTTACTGTTGGGTCTTTAGCGCCATCTGCATAATTATTTTTCCACCATTCACTAGCTTTACTGTCAAAATCTGCTGGATTCCAATCGGCTGATTTAATTAACATATCTGCATACATATCAGCCCCTAATTGTGAGCCTACTGATTCTTTATATGCTTGGTTATAGTGAAGGTTAGTACTCCCAGATTCTGTTACATCAAAGTTTTTTAGGCGCTGGGCGTTGGTCGGCTTTGTATCCATAACATTACCGGCAGCGTCGTATTCAGTATTTATAGTTTGACCCATAGCTTTCTTATTTCCAGCTATAGTCCCTAATTTTTTCTGCTCGTCCGCGAATCTGGTAGCTTCAAGTTTATCAATTTCATGCGCAGATTTTGCCATATTCTGCATGGTGTTCTGCATTGTTCCAAAGAAGTTATTAAACGCGTTGGATAATGTAGCTTCACCCGCCATGATGTCTGTGCCAACCATAGATGATACGTGCTTTTTAATAGCGTGGTTAACTTTAGCACTACCAACTTCTAGTTTGGTATTACCAGAAAGCTGAGACAGAACTGACTTTGTACGGGCTTGTCTAGCCATTAAGATTCTCCTTCGTTGAATTTTAGATTATGTAAATAAATCAGTAGTCGCCCACCTTTTAATAGGTGCATCACCTCTTATAGCAGCAAGTTGATCTTGTCTAGCGGTGTATGACTGACCAGCAGATAGTGATGTACTTGCGAACCCTAAGATAGCACCGGTCTTCTTAGCAGAAGCTTCAGCCATAACGTTCCCAGCTTGATTCTCAGCTTGTGTGGTGACGTTACTGTAGTTCTGTTCGGACGCTGCTTTATTAGACTCAAGCCCCGCTAATGCTCTTGTGGTGTTTTTGTCAATACGCGTTATGTTTAACGACTCGCCATACAACTCCTCAAACATAATTAAACCTAATGAACTGTTAGACAACGACGTCTCTGACGCTTGTAGTGACCCGATGTCTTCATTAGATTGACGAACACGATCTGATTGTTGATCTAAATTATCTTCTTGTTCTTCAGCAATCTTTCGATTGGCTTCAGCATACTCTGCTTCAGCTTGAAGCTTAGACGCGTCGTATTGTGCTTTTGCTTGCTTGGCAGCGTTCTGTTCCATACGTTTAGCTTGATCCATAGAAGCCTTGGCTTGCATGGCACTCGAAGCTATCATCATAATTGTAATAGGATCACACATAATAATTACCCCTGTCTTGTGACTTCATTAAAGAACCCAACGTAATCGATGGATGTTATATTCATTGGTTTTTCGGAATTGTTAAATATACGTATTCCGACTGTTTTACCATCCGATTTTATGGGAACTCTAAATCCACCTAATGCAGAGATAGCCGCGACGCCAACTTTTGAATCACCTGAACCAACAACACGACCGTTGAAGGTGTATACATCAGGAGTCCTAAACTCTGGTGTTACTTCACACCTAAAGAACCCCGTCTCTTTGTAGTTACACACAATGTTTCTAATTTGAAAACGTCCACCGGTCATTGTTAACTTTTGATTATTAGCGTCTCTTGGAAACAATTTAGACAATGTTACGGAAGATGTATAGGTTTCTCCAAGGATAACTTGACCCCCGGTATAATCACCAGCAGCAGTAACTGTTGTAGTGGATGGGTAAGAAACGTTCAAAACCTCACCAACTTGTCCCGCTGGGAAATCGGTAGAAAGAACCACACGTGTTAGATTATTATGAGCGTATGGTGCAGTCCATGTGGTTAAGTTATTGACGGCGGTATACACACCGGTTGCGGTGGTTTGTCGATCCATAGATATTTGATATGGGTGTTTCTCGTCAGACAACTCATATCGTAAGAATGTCTTTTCAAATACTACTGTACCGTTTCGTGACAGAACCATATACATTTCGCCATCTATAACTGCCATCCACTTTATTTTAGATGAAGTACCGTACGTCCATTTTGACCAAGCGGATTGCGCTTTAGTCTCACCGTCTACATACATCTTATAAATATACAACGCTGATCTATCTGTTTTAGATAAAAGCATGATCATATCATTAGTTGAGTCCCCGGTCATTCGGACTAACGGGGCTGGGATATAACCTAAAGCGTGTAATGTAACATCTTGTGCGATGTTGGAGACGGAGTTATCATCGTATTGATATTCAAAAACGATAGCGTCTCTACCAGACTTCGCGGCAAAGTACAAAGTGTTACCTAATGTGATTGGCTCACATGAATCCTCTGTCAAATATGATGTAGATAAATCCACAGTAGCGTTTGATGGTGTAAAAGTTGCATCACCAGACACCTCGAACTGTGCTTTATTTGACGTTAAGAATAATGATTTTCTAAATCCAACGGCGTGTTTCAAATCGTTCACGCTCGACGAAGATGCCACGAGTCCAAACGCGTCACTATCAAGCGACTGAGTTGAGAAATCAGGCCAGAAGGTAAAATATTGTGACGACTGCGACATAAAAACTGTCTCACCTGAAA